CGAACGGCGTAAGTCGTTGTGGCACATGGCTTAAGCACTTTCCCAAGTACTGTCGGGCTTGGAAGGGCCGGGACGCGATTGTGGGGCATCCTAGGGGCCTTCCTGAACGAATGGTCTAAACGCTTGGGGCACAAGGGGTTAGGCGGGAATGGGTCGCTCTGGCCCTGCGCGCAGTGCGTCGGTCGCGGGTGGTCAGATTCTTACCGTGTCAGTTTTGACACACTCGCGGCGTGGACAAACGGACACAGGAGTGGGAGGATAGTGTTGCGGAGAGGCCCTCGGGTCGGCATGCATCGTGCTTAGAGCAAGGAGCATGCCAGCCTGCGCGGGCGTGGGGTCGAGGTCGAGCTAGGCCACCCCCAGTGACCCGCATTAAATGTCAAGATCGTGTGCGCAGCCCACGGGCCGCCCATAGAAAACGACGTATGTAACGTAAAACCTTTGTCAAGGAGTGCCCATGAGCCACAAAGGCGAGCGCGCCCGAGCCTACATCCTCGCCCACCCGGACGAGACGAAGACCCAGCAGGCCATCGGCGCGGGCGTCTCCGAGGCCACGATCGCCCTCATCCGCCGCGAACTCGTCGAGCGCGGGCTCCTGCCCGCCGATCGCAAGGCGCGCGTCGTCAACGGCGTCTCCCCGACCTCCCCAGCGGTCCCGCTACCCTCCCCGCAGCCCCCGCCGGGCATGCTCGACCACACCGCCATGCAGGCCCTCGCGGACATCGCCTCGCTCGAAGACCTCGATGACGACGAAGTCCAGAAGCGCATGCTCAAGCAGTGCATCCGCTTCGCGTTCGATCCCCAGCTTCACGCCGACACCCGAATGTCGGCCTCGGTCCAGTGGGGCAAGCTCCGCGACGCCGTCAAGGCGAAGGACCTCGGCCCCGGCCCCCCGATGACTCGGGAAGCGGCCAAGGCCCGCTACAAAGACCTGACCATCGCGCTCGCCGACGTTGCCCTCGTGGTGGAGGTCCTGTTCGACTCCTACCCGGCCACCTCGGTGATCGCGGCACTCAACACCATTCTCGACAGCCGCGAGGGAACCCGTGAAGGGCAAGTACCCGCTCAACCGCCCCAAGCTGCACAAGGCACTGCTGGAACTACTCCAGCACCCTGAAGTCGTCGTACGCTTCAAGCACATGACCGCCCAGTCCGGCCTGTCCGACTGGGACGACGTGGTGCCCCCGACGAACATCATCATCTCCGTCAACGCGAACGACCAGACGGCCATGGCCGACCACGTCGCCATCGTGATCCACGAACTCCTCCACGTCATGTTCATGCCGATGTGTCTGGGCTGGCTGACCGAGGAGGTGGAAGAGGTCGTGATTCTCGCCCTCGACGCCCACATGTCGAAGTACGTGATGGAATCGCCCGCCCGGCTGCATCGGTGGGAAAAGGAGATCGCGAAGAAGATCGCCCTCTCGGACAAGATGGAGTTCACTGCGAAGGGACGCCCATGCGCCACGAAGCCCGTAACGAAGCCCACATCTGCTTCCACGACAGCGGACACCAGAACTCCGTAGACTGCTGGTGCGAACCATCGCGGATCTACTGGTTCACGAACGTCCACGGCGTCACGATCCTCGTGGTCGAGCACGTCGACGATGCGCGCATCCACCGCCTCGTCCGCACGGCAGCCCGCGAACGTGACAAGGACATCGAGTACGCCCCGAACGTCTCGTGGGGCATCGACGAGCCGTGGATCAGCCGCGCGCTCGACCGTGTCAAAATAGACACACCCCCCGACCCGAATGAAAGGAGCCTGTGATGGCCCCCGAGTGGTTCCGACCGCCCAAGTTCATCGAGTACTCCCCGCCGGCCGACTACATCATGTACGTCTGGTTCGCGGAGCCCCAGCATCCCCACCACCGCTTCGGTGAGAAGGGCTGCTTCGGCGTCTCGTACAAGGTGACCGACGAGCTACTCCTCCGCGCGAGCGAGCCGAAGGAGATGCTGAAGCTGCTCAAGGAGGCCGCGCTTCGCGAACTCCACCGCCGCATCGCCGATCCGCAGAAGTGGGCACTCCCCGAGGGCTGTCGCTACGACGACATGCTCTGGAACCCGGTGCTCGAACGCCTCGTCAACCCCGACGGCACCGCCGTCATCCGCGTACAGGAGCCACAATGAGCCCGCTGACCTCGATGTGCCGCATCTGCGGCAATCCGAAACCGACGAACGAGTTCGCCCTCAACGAGTGCAGCAACTGCGCCGAGCACGGCCGTGTGGCCGGTGCGGCCTTCGCTGCCGCGAACCCCGAGGCGTCGCAGGACCAGATCCTCTACGCCGAGCGGATGGCGAAGCAGGCGAGGGCGCACATGTCCCGGAAGAACTACGTGGACCCGCGCACCTTCAGTGCCTCGACGGGCATGATCCCGCAGCCGCCTCAGACGGGCGGTCGCCAGTGAAGGACTTCGACCCCCTCGTCCCGCAGCAGTACGACCTTCCCGCGCTCATCTCACAGCGCCTCAAGACCGTGAAGCAGCACGCCGAGGTGCCCGACGCCACCGACGCCGTCGCCACCATGAAGTACTGGGACGAGTACCGCCGGAAAGAGCGCCTGCGCATTGCCGGCCTCGGCGTCACGCCCGACGCGGATGGCCTCATCTCGCCCGAGCAGCTTGCGCAGATCGGCCTCGTCATCGGCGAAGCCCCCACGCTCGCGAACATCGCGGAGCGCGAACTCACGAACCATCTCGAAGACATCTACCAGAACGGCGCGAAGCCGGACTTCCTGCTCATCTCCCCCGAACTCGCGTACGAGCAGGGGCTGATCGGGAAGTGGGAGTTCAGATGGCGCAAGCTCCGACAGCGCATCCGTGGCATCTGGAGTCGGAAAGGCTCCTCTGGCGGTCGATCTGCGCCCCCAACCGGTGGTACAACGCCGACGGGAGCGTAGGCACCCACCCGCGCTCGCTGTACAACTTCATCCGGCATGCGTGGGGCGCGGAGCACTTCCTCGCCTCCCACCCTGCCGAACCGCAGTGGCTCTACGAGCCGATCCACGTTCCGTACACGACGTGGCTTCAGCACCACCTGCTCGCATGGAAACGGCACGCCCTCAGCGGCGTCCCCGAGCAGTACAACATCATGTCGCTGCTCCCGCGCGGGTTCGGAAAGACCGTCTCTTCCACGAAGGCCGGTTCACTCTGGACTCACCTCGACGACCCCGACATGACCACCTTGATCCAGTCCGCCACCGACGAACTGTCGGGCGACATCCTCGGAGCGATCCTCGCGGTCTGCTCCTCGGGCAAGGACCACGACCCCGACTCGTGGTTCGTCTGGCTGTACGGCGACTGGGTCACTGGGGCGCAGCAGAAGACGAAGTCCTTCATCAAGCATGCGTACCGGCGCGCCCGCAACATCGGCGAGCCCTCGTTCGACGCCTCCTCGGCCGGCATCGGCACCACCGGCTATCACCCGCGCCAGTCGTGGTGGGATGATCCGCTGGAGAAGGAGAAGCTGAAGAAGGACCGCACGGCGTACCTGCGAGGGCAGAAGGATGCCTTCAAGTCGTCTGCGAACGCCCTCCACCGCAACGGCCTCCGCGTGCTCACGGCGACCCGCTACCTCGACGACGACGTAGCCGGCCACCACATGCACGAGGAAGGCGTCGCGTCGTGGACCGGCATGGCCTGCCCCCACCTGTCGATGTTCGACAAGGTGCCGTTCGGCACGGGCATGTGGCACGTATTCTTCTGGCAGACCGAGGACGAACTCACCGGTCAGCCGACCCATCCGAAGCTCTGGACCGTCGAGGAAATCCGACGCCGCAAGCGCACCGACGCCGAAGACTTCGCTGGGCAGCAGCAGAACAACCCCGGCGCGTCCGAACACGCGCCCCTCGTCGAGTCGCAGATCCCGTGGCTCTACGTCTCCTACCCGGACTTCATCTGGGACGTGCAGATCGAGTGGGCAACCGTCCACATCGACACCGCGTTCAAGAACAAGGAGAACATCGGGCGTGGAGACTACTCGGTCATCGTGGTCTGGCTCAAGGACGCGCGCAACAACGGCGTGCTCTACCTCGACAGCGACCTCTGTCGCGCCTCCAACGAGTGGCGTGAAGAGGACTTCAACAAGGAACTCGTCAAGGTCTGCCTCAACCTCCGGCGTCGCGGCATCTTCATCCGCGCCATCACCGACGAGGTCGAGCCCGGTGGCAAGGAAGGCACCTACAAGAACCGCATCCTCGGCATCCTCCGCACGGCCGGCATGCAGTTCGGCGAAGAGCAGTTCATGCAGTTCAACCGCACCAAGGACAAGAAGGCACGCATCCGTACCGCCGCCGGCCACTGGGCCGAGGGCTACGCGCGCATCCTCTTGAACAAGGGCGAATGCACCTGCCCGCCGCCCGTGTACGACCCGAAGACGAACAAGCACATCACTGGGCAGTGCCCACACTTCATCGTCCCGCCCCATGTGCGGATGCTCGTCAACCAGATCCTCAAGGTCGACACGTCCACGCACGACGACCTTGCCGATGCAGCGGCTGACGGCTTCACCCACAAGCTGTGGCGACCGCCCGACACGAACCCCGGCCTTGTACAGGCCGAGGGAACGATCGTTCGTCGACCGTGGGACGATGACCTCAAGGGCGTGGGCAAGCCCATGTCGAACGAAGAACTCCTCAACATGATGGCCGATCGCGACGAACTCCGCCAAGCGGGGTACTTCGACGACGGCGTTCGTGGTTTCGAGGAGGACAACTGGGTTCCACCTCGGGACCCGATCTAAGAGAGTCGCGCCGTAGAACGACCGGTGAAAGACCGGCCGTCTCCTCATGAGGGTTGGCGCGACCAGTGTCTTACCGGACAGTGGCTCAATGGACAGAGCACCCGGCTACGAACCGGGAGGTTGTGGGTTCGAGCCCTACCTGTTCGGCCATCGTGATCGGTTGCGAAGCGTCGAGCACTGAGGCTGTGAACCTCGGCCACCGGATGCGAGTTCCGGCGATCACTCCATCCACCCAAGAGGCACCACCATGGCGAACCTCGTCCCCACCTCCTACATCGGCGACCTCGGCAACAACACATGGCTTCGCCATGGAGGCTCGACGCTCAACGGGGTGCTTTCCGATGTCGATGACGCCACATGGGTCTTCGGCGGCGGCTCGAACTCCGTCTACAGCGGCTCCTTCGGGACCGCCTCGAACGGCTTCAGCAGCGTCGATGCGCGCACGCTCTGGGCGAACATCAAGATGCGCCGGATCGCCGTCCCCGACACGGGCTTCGCGACCAGTTACATCCAGATGTACATCACCAACCACGTCGGCACGAAATGCTTGGTCACGTTCGACCCGGCCGCGCTCCTGAACCCGACGCCTTCGGGCGGCGACATGGTCTGGTACAGCGCCCATCCGGCGCAGGACTGGGCCGACACGGGCACTGCCGACACGATCGACCTCTACTTCAACGGAGGCATCGGCAACGCGGCCGAGATCGACATCGCCGAGATCAGCTTCGGCAACGTCAAGGAAGGTTCCTCAACCGTCACGGTCACGTCCGGCAGCCACATCACGACGAACAAGGAAGGCGCGAACACCGTCGCCCCCTCTGCTGACCTGACGATCACGATCACACCCGACAGCGGCTACCAACTCTCCGACCTCACGGTCGACAGCGTGAGCATCGGCGCAACCGCGATCGCACAGGCGCGCACGGACGGCTTCTACGTTCTCCAGACCGTCGTTGCGAACCACACGGTCGCCCTCACGTCCGAACTGATCGTCTTCACGCCTTCCGGCGACGCCTCGGGCACGAACAAGAACGGCCAGTCCACGGCCGGCTCGGGCGCAGCGACCTTCACCTTCAGCGACACGTCGGTCGTGGTCGGCGACACGATCACGGTCACGGTGACGCCCTACGTGGGCACCACGATCACCGACATCATCGTCGACGGCGTCTCGATCAAGAACAACGTCAACCCGGACACCGGGCTCGCCTACCACTTCGGCTGGGTGCCCGACGCGCCGTGCGCGTTCCCCTACGAAGTCCCCGGCACCGGCCCGGACATCGCGGCCACCACGGCCTCGCTGCCCACTGGGTCGATGAACTCGTACTTCTTCATGCCGCCCGGTTCGACCGTCGGCATCATCGACGACGGCAACTTCTATCAGGGCATGGGGCACAAGCCCCTCAAGAAGAAGACCTAACGAAAGGACGCCTCGTGCGTATCATCGTGTTCGACATCGAGTCCCGCCTCTGGGCCAAGGACCTCGATCCCAAGGACGAAGAGCATGGGTGGGAACTCCTCCGGCAAGGCAAGGGTGGCGCGTCAGCGATCTCGCTGTACGACACCCACGAGGAGTGGCTCTACACCTACGATGACCACGAGATCGAGACGGCCGCGCGCCACCTCGAACAAGCGGACATCCTCGTCGGCTACAACAGCGACGGGTTCGACATCCCCGTGATGGAGGGGCTCGCCAGACGGCGACTCCGCATCCGTCACAGCTTCGACATCTACACCGCCCTCACGGGCGCGTGCGCGATGCGCGGCATCAAGCTCGGCAAGGGCGACCTCAAGCTCGAACGCATCTCGCGGCGGAATCTCGGCCGAGGGAAGATCGAGCACGGCGGGAACGCCAAGCAGCTTGCGAAGGACGGGAAGTTCGGCCGGCTCTTCCGCTACTGCTCCGACGACGTGCATCTCACCTACGACCTGTTCATGAAAATCGTGGACGACGGCGGCCTCATCGGCCCGAGCGGCTTCCTCCGCCTGCCGCTCCCGGTCGATCTCAAGAGGGCTACCTGATGGCAGCGACAGAAGCGCAGAAGGCGGCGTCACGTCGGTACTACTGGAAGAACAGGAGCACCGTCCTCGCCAAACTTCGCGCACAAGATCGAACCGACTACCTGACTCGGCGTTACGGTATTTCGCTGGAGGATTACCAGCAGATGTACGTAGCACAAGAGGGCCGCTGTGCGGTCTGCGCCGGGGCAGTCAGTGGTGAGCGCATGTGCGTCGATCACAACCACGTCACCGGCAAGGTGCGCGCACTTCTGTGCCGCATGTGCAACAAGTCACTCGGTGGCTTTGGAGACAGCGTCGAGCGCCTTCAAGCGGCGATCGACTACCTCAAGAGGCATCAATGAACGCGCTTGCGATCCAGAAGGAGCAGGGGACTTTCGCTTACAACCAGCAGATGTGCTCCATGGTTGTCGACTGTCTGCGCTACTCCGAGTCTCAGTTCAATGGGATTCGTGCGAAGTGGCCTCGGTTGTACGATCTCTGGCGTGGTAGTTGGTCGGGGCGCTTTCATCCTCACAAAAATAATGTTCACATCCCCTTGATCTTCTCCGCTCTGTGGGCCGATGCTGCGCGCAAGGCCGCGTCCTCGCTGTCCTCGTACCCGCCCGTCAACTTCATGGGCTACGGTCCCGACGACCGCAAGATCGCGCAGAAGCAGGAAGCCCTGAACGCCGCGCAGATGAAGGACGACCGCGCCTTCCTCAAGCAGGTCGACCTCCTCGTGGCCTCCGGCCTGTACGGCGTGGCCGTGATGCAGGTGGGCTGGAAGCGCGACGAGCAGACCCGGATCATGGAGCAGATCGACCGCATGCCCCTCTCGGGCAAGGTCGTGCGCCACATCCGCAAGGGCAAGGTCGTCATGTTCGACGGCCCCGAGTCCATCAACGTCGACCTCCTCGACTTCTTCCCGCAGCCCTCAGTGGGCCGGCTGGAGAACATGAAGTGGGTGGTCCGCCGCTACTTCCTCGACCTCGACGATGTCCGCTATCTCGCGGAGATCGGCACGTTCGACAAGGCCGAACTGGCGCGCTTGGAGCGTGACGGTGCGATCGGCTCTGGCTCGCAGGAACTCATCACCTCGGTCCGTCGCTTCCAAGTCCGCACGGGCATGGACGACGAGACGGCGCGCTTCATGGACAAGTACTCGCGCCCGATCGAGATCCTTGAGTTCTGGGGTCGCGTGCCTTCCGAGCTTTCCCCCGACGGCGACCTCAACCGCGTCGTCACCGTGGCGAACCGCCGTTACCTCATGCGGAACCGCCCGAACCCGTACAACCACGGCCGTCTGCCGTTCCTCTCGTTCTCGCCCACCCCGGACCCGCATCACTTCTACGCGCCCGGCAAGGCCGAGATCATCGAGAAGCTCCAGATCGTCGGCAACCGTTACCTGAACCAGAGCCTCGACGCGGCCGATCTGATGATCGACCCGATGTGGTTCTACGATCGTGGTGCGGGCCTCGTCACGCGCAACCTGTACAGCCGCCCCGGCCGATTCGTCGGCCTGAACGGCGACCCGCGTGCGGCGATCATGCCGATGCAGATGAACATGGAAGGTCTCACCGTCGCGGACAACAAGATCGCGCAGGTGCGTGAGTTCGCACAGATGGGCACCGGCCTCGTCGACGACGCGGTCATGGGCCTCGGTTCCGACAGCCGCCAGACCGCCCGCGAGTTCGTGGGCCGGCGCGAGGCTGCGGGCACCCGCCTGATGCTGGAGTCGCGCATCTACGAGGAGACCATGCTGGAGCCGCTGGCGAACATGTTCAGCGCCCTCAGCAAGCAGTTCTTGGAGCCGCCGATCGAGGTGCTCATCCTCGGCGACGGCGCGATGCTCGACCCGGACACCGGCATGCCCATCCCGGCATCGAGGGAAGTCCTCAGCGGTTACGACCTGTTCCCGAGCTATCAGGCGCGGGCGATGGGCGCGACCATGGGCCTCTCGAAGCAGATGCAGCAGCAGAACCTCCTCCAGTTGCTTCAGGCGCTCTCTTCGCCCCTCGGGCAGTCGCTGATGGGCCAGATCAACGCCGTGAACTTCTTCCGGGGGATCTTCCGCGTGTTCGAGGTTCCGTCGATCAACGACATCTTCACGATGAACCCGCAGCTTGCGGCCATGTTGCAGAACCCGGCGCTCGCCCAGATGACTCAGGGCGGAACGAACGTGGGCGGTGTGCCGACCTCGGCCGCGATCACCAACGGTGGTCCGTCCGTGATCCCCGGCATGCCTTCCAACAATGCGGCGGCGGCTGGATCTCCCGCTACGTTGCTGGCCCCGCCCAACATCGGGGCTGCTGCAACGACCATGCCGGCGATCGCAGCGGCGTAAGGAGTTCCCATGGCGAGTAGCGCATACCAGCGGGCGTGGCAGAAGGCCAACCCCGAGAAGGTGCGGCAGTACAAACGTAGAACACGACTCAAGGCGTACGGACTGACGCCCGAGCAGTTCGTTGCGATGGTGACAGCACAGAAGGGTGTCTGTCTGATCTGTCACGAAGTGCCCGAGCAACTGGTGGTCGACCATGACCACGTTACCGGCAAGGTGCGTGGCCTCCTTTGTCACGAGTGCAACATGGCACTCGGCAAGATGAAGGACCATCCGGCACGGCTGCGGGCCGCAGCGGAGTACCTCGAAAGGAGCAAGTGATGGCCGCTCGCGGCGATTTCAGGGAGTTCTTCGACCTCCGTAAGCTCGACGAGCGGCAACTCGGCCAGATCGAGTTCGTGCTCAACAGCCCCGCGTTCGAGGACAGCTTCAAACCGTACATGCTGGGCCTGATCTTCAGCATGAACACGATGTGGAAGGACCGCTCCCGAGAGCGGCAGGACCGCTACCCCGACGAGTTCCTCGCGGGCGGTGTGGTCTTCGCCGAGGGCCTGCTGAAGTTCTTCAGCCTGCTCATCCACGAGACCTCGATCGAGCGGATGCACGAAGCCATGGTCGCTGGCATGTCCAACGACCTCATCTACGACGCCAAGCGCAACGCGGGCCAAGTCCGGCCCGTCGTTGGGATCAACCAGCCGGCGGTGCCGGCGGAAGGAGACATCCCAGCGGAGGACTACTAGGATGCCGTCGAGCGAAGTGATGAAGAAGTTCAAGGCGGGCAAGTTGAAGAGCGGTGGTTCCGGCGACACGGTCGAGAACCCGAAGCAGGCCATCGCGATCATGCTCTCCGAGAAGCGCAACGAGGCCGAGCACGGCGGACACTACGTGTCTGGCGGCGAGCGGCACAATCCTCTCTCTGGCAAACGCCGGAAGCGAGGCGAGTAACAACCCTCACTGCGGGACGACCCCGTTAGGAGATCAAGTGGCTCAGACCAGAGAAGAGGCAGAACTGCGGGCACGTCTCGTCAAGGAGATCGTGCTCCCCGAAGTACTCGTTCCGATGGAAGCGAATGGATGGCGTCAGGGACAGCCGAACCCGGCTGCGACGGACGCTCTGATGAAAACCCTACGTGACGGACAACCCGGCACCGAGGGAGCACCCGGCAACACGGCGGCACCAGCGGTTACGACTCAGCCCGGACAACCCGGCGCGAAGGTCGACAACTCGCCCGCGCCTGTCGTGAAGGCCAAGGCGGACAACCCCGGTCTCGACGACCTGATCGCGAGCTACGAGGCGCTGCGTGACCCGGCAACGGGCCTCATCGCGCGCAAGTACGCGACGATTCAGGAAGCGATCAAGGGCGGCGTTCACCTCACTCACATGGCGAAGGACGCTCTCGCGGAACGTGACCTGCTCAAGCAGCGGGTCGCGGAACTCGAAGCGGCCGGTCGTCAGCCCTCGGCAGCGAACATCACCCCCGCTGCTGCTCCTCAGCCCGTGCAGGTCACGGCCGTTTCGCAGACGGCGGTCGATCAGGCGCAGGCACGTTACGACAAGGTGCTGTCGGACATCGCCGAGAACGGTGGCGTTCTCGACGTGGAGGCCACGAAGCTGTTGAGCAAGGCGAGCCGCGAACTCGCCGAGGCGACGGCCAACTGGAAGGTTCAGGAGAACTTCGCGGCCCGCGACAACGCGGGCAGTGCGGAGAAGACCGAATGGCAGAAGGTGGACTCCTACATGAAGGAGAAACACCCGGCGGCCGAGCGGTTCTCCGAGGAGGTCGCGGTCTTCATCGACAGCGATCCTCTGGTCAAGCGTGCAGTGCAGGCACTGCTGGCGCAGGGTGACAAGGTCGGCGCAACCGAGCATGCGTGGGTCAGCTTTCAGCGAGCCCACGGTGAGCAGGTTGCTGCTGCCGATCGCGCCAAGGCGGAGGCCACGGAGGCCGAACTCGCCGCGCGTGAGCAGGTCCGCAAGGAACAGGTCGAGAAGGCTCGCCGGGACGCGGGCATCGTGACGGGTTCCGCAGGTGGGGCTGGTGCCCACGAGAATCGCAACGTGACGGGGGCCTCCCGCGAGGAGATCAACGCCGCGATGGACCGGATGCGCCGTGAGGGTGAAGCCCCCGGCAGCCCCGGAGCCATGGCATTCCGCAAGATGGTCATCGGTCCGTCTCTCGGTTTCCTCAACCAGCCGTAGTGCTGGAGAAAGGGTCAACGTAACAACAACATGCCCCCTGTGGGGCGAGGAAAGTCTCAATGACTACCTTCAACTTCGGTTCGTACGCCTTCGATGGCTCGGACCTGAAGAGTGGCGTCGCGCGCGAGGACCTGTTGGAGCAGATCACCAACATTTCCCCGTACGACACGCCGTTCGTGTCGCAGGCACCCAAGGTCGCTTGCCGGCACATCTACCACCAGTGGCTCATCGACACGCTCGGTTCGCAGAACCTGAACGGGGCCGTCGAAGGCGCTGACTGGTCGCTCGACACCACGACCGCGCCGTCGCGTATCTTCAACATCACCATGATCCTGCGTAAGGACATCGGTCTGTCGGAGTCGCAGCGCGCCGTGGACACCGCCGGCTTCGCCGACCAGTACGCCTACGAGGTTCAGAAGGCGGTGAAGGAACTGGCGATCAAGCTGGAGACCTGCGTGTTCGGTGCCCTCAGCACCGCGACCGGCACGTCCGCGAACGCTCGCGTCATGAAGGGGCTTCAGTCCTTCATCGCGACGAACACGGCGATGGCCGGCGGGAACGCTGGTATGGCCGCGAACGCGACTGCCGACGGGCAGCTTGCCGTTGGTGACTTCAACGACATGCTGAACGCGATCTACGTGCAGGGCGGCAACCCGGAGCAGGTGTACGTGTCTCCGAAGGTGAAGCGTCAGGTCAGCGCGTTCTCGGTTCCGGGCGCGGCTGCTGGCACGCCTCACGCGCGCAACATCGCGGCTGTCGACAAGAAGCTCGTCGGTGCGATCGACTTCTACGATTCGGACTTCGGTCTGATCCAGATCGTCCTCGACCGCTGGGTGCCGGAGTCGACCAACACGGTCACGGCCACCGCTTCGGCGACGAACACCGGCGGGCAGATGTTCTTCCTGTCGCGTGCGATCAACCGTCTGGCGTGGCTGCGTCCGGTCCACCACGAGTTGGTGGGCAAGCGCGGTGACTCCGTTGCCGGTCTGGTCGTCGGCGAGGTGACGCTGGAGGTGCTGAACGAGAAGGCGAACGGCCGCATCGTCGGCGTGAACAACAAGAGCGCGGTCAGCTAACCCTGACGGCTCTGCAACCAGTGAGGGGAGGTCGGGGCGCAACCTTGGCCTCCCCTTTTCTGTTTTCAAGAGGTACACATGGCTCGTAAGAATCCCACGATCTCTGGCACGGCGGTGGACCTGCCGTCTCCGGTACCGGGCATCGACAACCTGCCCCTGCCGAGTGGCGTCAACGTCCAGTTGAAGGAACTCGCCAACGCGATGCCCGAGGTCGACATGACGCCGAACAACGGGGGCAACCCCGCTGCGGTGCAGGCACCGTTCGCGAACGGCAAGGACGTGCGGTCGTACCGCAGCACGCCTTCCGCGCCGGACGCGCCGGGCAAGACGGGAGCGCCATAATGGCTCGCCGGAACCCGATCGCGCGCGTCGGCAACTACAGCGCACCGGTCGAGTCCACGGGCGACGCCGCAATGGACGAAACCCTCTTCGGGGGAATCCCGAAGCCGATGGACAAGACCGAGCGTGCGTACGTCTCAGGTGCGAAGAACAAGGACACGGCGACCGAAGCCGTGCGCAGGGCGCGGAAGGCCAACAAGGCTGCCCCGCTCAAGGAGTACTGATGGCACGCAAGGCACCGAAGAACCGGATGTCGCTGGAAGTGGGCATGCCCGAGATGGACAAGCACGAGAAGATGCTCGACGAGATGCACGGCGCGCTCTACTCCCTCAGCGACAAGATCCGCAAACCCTATCCTCGCAGCGGCGAGAAGCTCCTCCCCAAGGAACTTCAGCCCGAAGAGGCGGAGGGCAGCAAGGCGGCTCGGAAGCACATCGAGACGCTGCACGAGAGCATGAAGGGCTGCAAGTAGCCCGGAGGCTTACATGGCACGCGGCAATCCCGCCCATCGCCCGGCAGCGCACAAGGGCATGGGCTTCGAGGCGGCTGTGGAGAGCGCGAGGGAAGGCGGGGCGAAGAACCCTGCCGGTGCCATCGCCGCTGCTGCACAGAACGCTTCCGCGTCAGCGAAGCACAAGAACCCCAACCTGACCAAGGTCGCGGGCGTGGGCCGCAAGGGCCACCGGGGCGCGGGACAGAAGGGTTGAAGGAGTACGCTCATGGAGGGTGACCTCAAGATCACTCGCATCAAGAGCAGGCACAAGGCGGAGCTTGAGCACCTCGGCGCAGTCGTCGGGGCTGCTCAAGACCGTGTGCCGCTGCTCAAGGCCACATCCGAGAACCGGCAGAACACGCGCAACATGACGGACGTGCTCTCCACCCTCGGCAAGTTCACCAAGACGAATGGCTGGGACCCGACACGCACGTTCCAGCACGTCGCAAACTTCGATACGGCTATCTGGACGCTGGTCCTCGACATGTTCGCGCGTTACGACGAAGCGACCGGGGAACTGATGGACGATGGCCTGCTGTACAAGACCGATCCCAACGACGGGAACGTCAAGCTCAACAAGGACTTCTTCTTCGCGCTCGTCAGCTACTTCGAGTCGCAGGGTATCACCTGTGACATGCGCGGCAAGATCATCCTGAACTGAAAGGAGCACCGATGTACTGCTGGACTCTCGATGTCACCCAGAAGCGTAGTGCCTGCTCGTACTACCGGATCGAGACCCCGTTCGACTGGCTTCCCCGCCTCACGAACGCGCAGGTCTTCCGCGAGAACGGCAAGTCCGCTGACGCGAACCTCGCGCTGCTGCACGCCGACATC